CTTTCCACGCTGCATTTGCCGTTTTGAGTGTATCGTTAAGTATCCCTCCGGAAGAAGCGAGGGCCAGGACAGCGTTTGACATCCTTATTTCAGTAATGCCGAGGTCCTCCAGTGTTGCAACAGCTGATCCACCAACTGAGTCTATGCGGCCTAGTCCATCAATGAAGGCTCCGAGAGCTTCAACCGAATTTTTCCCCCATGCGATAGAAAAGTCATCTGCGCTCATGCCGGCAATCTTTGCAAATTTATCGAGCTCTGGCGCTCCGGTCTGAACCATTACCTCAAAATCTTTCATCAATCTGGATATTGCACTGCCGCCAGCCTCGGCTTCGATACCGAGAGAGGACAGGGCAGAGGCTACGGCCATGATTTCCGGTTCTGACAATCCGATAAGCGCACCAGTTGAGGCAAGCCTTGTCGCCATTTCGACGATTTCAGATTCTGTGGAGGCTGATTTGTTACCAAGGTCGACAATAACAGAACCAAGGCGTCCGTAATCATCGGCAGACATTTTAACGACATTTGCAAATTTTGCAAGTGCCGTCGAGGCGTCCATAGAAGATAGGTTTGTAGCAACGCCGAGGTTTGCCATAACTTCGGTGAATTCCAGCAAATCATCTTTTGCAATACCGAGTTGGCCGGCTGCCTCGGTGATTTCTGCCAATTCAGAAGTTGTTACCGGTATTTCAGTCGATAAATCCTTTATATCCTGTCCAAGAGCAGCAAGCTCCTGACCGCTCATGTCCGTTGTTTTGCTAACGCCGGTCATAGCAGATTCAAATTTCTGTGAAGCGTCAACAATGCTTACAAAGTAATCATATATCTGATTGAGAGAGGCCACGATACCGGCTGACGCAATAGCCTGACCTACAGCTACAAATGCAGTAGAAGCGACAGCGCCAAAATTACTAGTTTTAGCTGCCGCCGCTTCCTGTTTTTGTTTTATTGCATCTATCTGGTTGCCGAGCTTTGCACTCTCTGCGGTGAGAGTTTCGGTATTTACACCTGCCTGACGGAGAGCATTGCCCATACGGTTAAGCTTTTCCGTCTGAATCTCAATAGAGTCCGAAGTCTTGTCAATCTGCTGCTGTTTCTGCAGGAGCTTATTCTCAAGATCGGAGGAATATGTCCCAGTTTCGTTGATTTCCTTCTGGATGTTGTTATACTGCTGCTGGAGGACTTCAAGCTTTTTACGGGTAGCCTCTATTGCGCCCTGTTGCTTTTCATATGCAGAGATATTTGATTGTATTTTACTAAGCGCTTCAATCTCTTTCTGCATTTGCGTAATAGAGTTTTGCGCTGATTTGAAGGTGCTATTATAACTGCCGCCGAGTTGGGCGTTCAGTTGGAATAGCATTTCATACTCGCGTCTGCTTGCCATAACAATCCTCCTTTCAAATCATTTTTTCTTACGACGTCTCTCCTGTTCGGCTACAATCTGATTGCTGGTCCATATCCACTTCGTAAACTCTGAAAGCGGGAGGGACAACCAGAATGGAACCGGCGTGTTATTGGTCTGTGCCATGATAAGACTTTGTTTCCGGAGCCATTTGCCTCCATCACCGATTACAGCTCCGATCTCAGTAAAAAAGAGCGTGCGGCGCTCCTTATGCGGTTATAATCCGCAATAGACATCCTTTTGAAAAAGTCTGCGCCTATCGGCTCCGTGCAAGCTCTGGCACACATACGTACCAGGTATTCACCTGAGAAAGTGGGAACGATGACCGCCTTGCCGAGCTGCTGTAATTCGTTTTCAATTGCAAGAGCATCATCGCCTGTGAGCCTGGCCCAGTCGAAGGTTACCTCTTTGAATGTTTTTCCGTCGTACTCATACGGCTTGCGAAATTTATGGGTATATGACTCGCCACTGTCGGCAGCCTCTTTGTTGGCTACTGAGAATTCCTTGGGGTCTATGGCAGGATTACCTTTTACTGTATCGTTCATGATATAATCTCCTTTCGTTATATACACAGATTCGCCCAGGATGGATTTCTCCACCCTGGGCACTTTTTTTATTTACCGAGTACACGCCTTACGTCTGCAAGGTAGTCTACTCCGTTGATGTAGCATATGAAGTTGAGCTGATCTATCTCCCTGACCTTCTTTCCGTCAATGTAGGTCGCCCAATAACGGACTGCATACTGGCCGGATCCGTTTGTCGGAGAAGCAGGAGCGACGGAGCCACCGGCGTCTACTTTTGGCACAACCACAAATATGTGCTTTACACCCTGCATGTTGACAACGCCTGCAACGGTGTCCTCGTTCTGCTGAGCTACACGCAGGTCTATTGTGTGTCTGCGAGGTTCAGAAAGCCTGATTGTATGTGTCGTAAGTGTCCGGAAGTTGAGCGTTAATGTCATGGCCTCAAAATGTCCGGGAAGGACTGCCTCCACATTACCGGCTATGCCGGCACCTGATATTGCCTGCACAAGCGAGGTTAAGTCAGGCAGAGTAGCTGTTGCTATTCCGGCATACTCAGAGCCATTCTCATATACCGCGAAATTTATTACGCTTTCGTCAAAGGTTGGCATCTATTGTTCCTCCTTCCTTAACCCTGCAGCGCAGCGGCTACATAACTGGCATCGTACTCAAGCACGAAATCAATTTCCTGTGCCGGGCTGGGAGGGGCATTGTAAATGTGTATTTTGATGATACCGGCCATTAGATTAGAGAGAGGATTTTCACTCTCTTTAAACTCAGCCCGCGCACCAAGCAGATAACCACCACCGACCAATCCATTCAGCCAAATGTTCGCGGTGTCCATGATAGAATCAATGAGCCTGCGGTTCATCGGCAAGTCGAGATTCTTCCAGAACGTGATTATAAATGTGTTCCCTTCAAAATCAAACATTCTGGATGTCGGTATGAGGTAATCTTTTACATCGGCGCTGGCGGGGTAGCAAGCCGTGTAATTACCCCATGCAACAAAGCCACCTATGAAGTTGAGAGCAGTCATTACACCAGCTGCGTTCAGAATGTTTGCCTGCGCCAGCGTCAGCTTAACCTCTGTACCAGCAGCGACTACCAGTGAATCACACTGCAATCCTTTGTTTGAAGGACTCTCATATGGTATGCCTCCATTAGCGGTATCTACTTTAGCCATCAAACCAGCAAGCTGGGTAGAGAAGTGGAACACCTTGTCGGCAAGTTTAAGCAGCGGCCAGCATGCAATCTGGTTTTTGTCGGTGAAATTGTTGCTGGCCTTGACAGCTGCTACCTCACTGTAATCATCAGCACCTCCGGATGCAGCTGTGCTAATGTCAATGAGAGCTTTCGCTCTGAACATTCCATTTATCCCTGCAGTTTTTGTTGCCATTACAGCAGCAACACCGCTGTTCTCGGAATAGCCAGGCGCGCAAATGAGGTCGGGCACAATACCTACTACTGTCAAGCATTTTTCGATATTCTCCAGGCCTGTTGCTAACGCAGAGGTATCCACCGAGGTAGGTGTTACCGCAGTATACGCCACATTGATATTTGCATCACTATAATGGTCACCGTCAGACAACAGTTCTATCACCAGGTATTCACCATCGTAATATGTGCTGTAATCGGTGTCCTTTACATAAGGGTCACCTGCGCCGCCTGCTGCCTTTACTACCAACGTAGCATCATTGATAGCCTCGATAGGCAGCTTCACTTTGTGGTCGCTCACTGCCTTGTCTGATGCCGCCACTGCTGATTTCATTGTTGATGGATCAAGCAGGTTCAAGAAGATAACCGGCTGGCAGCCGAATAGCTTGAAATGCGAATACATAAATTCGCAAAGGTTGTACTTTGTCCAGTCGTCAGAATATCCGAGCTTTTCAACCGCCTCCTCGAAGCTCGTGCAAAGCACAGGGTCTCCCACCGTAGCAGGAGATTCCGCACTCTGAACAGGAGCAGCACCGATAACAAACGGTATACTGACTTTGGCTGGTATGGGAGTACCCACGCTTGTTGCCTGCTCGGATACAAATACTCCATGATTAGGCATTTTTCATTTCCTCCTTATTTTGATTTCAGGCTGGCTGCCAGCTTATTGTAATTCACGTTAAGCAGGTTTCCGGCCTGTTTGACTTTTATACGGTCCTCCGCAAGTGTTTCTCCTGGGACAATTAGCTTTGCTATCAGCGGATATGCTTCTACGGCAGATGAAAGAGAGGCGATAACCTTTTCCTTCGTTCCACTGTAAACAGTACCCGACTGAATGACTCCGCGTATGCTCGGCCCGAGATAAACACAAAAACTGCCGGTATTCCCAGCAGCTTTTTTTGCCTTCGGACTAGTATTCTTTTCATCGGTCACAGGTTCCGCAACCGATGTAACCTCCGTGACTTCATCAGACACCGGAGGTTTTTTCTTTATAGCCATTGCGATACCTCCCTTGTAACTGCCGGGAGCTTCCATGTGCTCACCATTTCCCCGGCATAATAGGGAGCGGTGTCATCGGGGTATATCAATGTTTCCAATCCGACTGTTAAGTCGAGCTGGAACTGATTGCCGATGACCACCTGTTTTAACAGGTGGATGCGCAGCCGCTCCATAAGATTAACCAGCATGAGCGAGCCTTCCTCTTCGTCATCGTTGTAAACGCAGAAGATGGACCGCACAACCGCCGTGGCAGATACGTTTTCACCCGAGGGCTGAATATCTTTCCCGGTGATAAGTTGATGGATAATGTATGGGGCTTTTTTTTGCGCCGCACTGCTATCCTTGAGGCGCATGAGATAGACATCTGCTGCACGGTATCCCTGTTCGGAATCCCCCTTTTGGAGTCGTACAGGCATGATGATATCGCCGGTAGCTTCTTTTGTGACAATTTTGAATTGTTCCAGTAAAGTAATCCGGTTCACTATCTACCACCCCATCCATTCAGAACTCTTGTAATTTCATGCTCGATACGGTCTTCATAGGTCTTGCGGATTTCCTCATCCATTTTGTCGACGGTTTCCTCCCGGGCGTAAAACGCCTGGACTGCTGACGGACCATACAACTCTTTAATAGGCAACCTCGATTCGGATTCCCTTTCAAAGATTCCGCGATGGCCGTTGACATTTGCTACAAAGGCATGGTCAAGAGCTTTCCTTGCGTTACTCCGTAAAACCCTTGCTGACACATTACCATCCCTGCCGACCTGGGTATCAAACCGAATCAGCGGAATGACATTTCCACGATACCCGAACGTAACCTCAAATGAACCTTTGCCATCTTTTACAATGGTATTGATATTCCTCGTATTGCTTTTGAGTTGGTCTTGCCCGATAGCGTATTCCTCGGAAACAATCCTCATACCTACGGTGAGGCCATGCTGTGCAGCTCTTTTAATTGCACTACCAACAGCCCGGTATATACCGTCCGGAATTCCTGCGAGTAATTTCTGAGCACGGTCAAGCTTTTTATCATCGATGTCAAAATATACTGCTCTCATTCGTCAATCGCCTCCAGTTCCACACGGAGCATACCGACTTCACATACGGAGGACGCTACGTAAAACTCGCGCATAAAATCCCCATCATTGATCTTTATCTTCGTGCCTTTTTCCGGAACCACACCACCAAGGTCGGAGGCGGCGCAGTGCATGACCGAAGAAACAAGGAACAATCCTTGGACATGGTCGGACACGAGCTGCCTGCGGTCCTTTTCCTTTATCCCGGACAACACAACAGGAATATCCTTATAGGTTACGCCGTCATAAATAACGGTATGGACATCAGCAAATTCGTTTGCATTCATAAACACGTTTTTGTTATCTGCCTCGACCATGTCTTTAAAGCTACTCATGTAACAGGATCCTCCGCGGAAGGTGAGGGAGGAGCCTCGCCGTCATCGACCTCATCATCTGTGTCGTCAGTATCCTCGTCATCGGTGACGTCATCATCGGTCCCCTCGTTATTGCTGTCGAATAATTCATCCAGCACAGCAACCATTTCCGCTTTCGTCATACCGACCTTGTATGACAGTCCGTATTTCTTCATGATTTCTTTAAGCTCGTCGGCTTTCATGTCTACATTGTAGGCTGGTTTTTCTCCAGCGTCCTCAGCGCCATATCCGCCGCCGTTTTCTTCTAGCGTGTTTACACCTGTCTCTATTCTGTTTTCTCCCTTGTCGCCAGTTGCAACAGCTTTTGTGGGCTTTTCTTCAACGGGGGTGGTTATAACATACGCAGCAACGCCAAGATCGACCAGACGTTTTGCCTTGGCGTCATCGACTTCAAACGGAGGATCACCAGCCTGCTTAGGGTCGATGTGTTTCGCTCCGGGAGCTTTGTAGCCATAAGTGCCATTTACTATTTTAATAAGCTTCATGCGTTTACTCCTTTCCGGTCATCGACCTATAATACTACATCAGCCGCATAGATCCAGGGAGATTTCTGCAGGGGCGCAGCAAGCGGACGAGCACCAAGTCTCAACTTACGGATATCCTTATCGCGGTCAACCACGAATTTGGGAACACGCTTCATAGCGAAGGTATGGTACTGTTCGTCAGGCTCAATCTGGGTTATCTGTGCATACATCATATGTCCGCAGTTGGGAGCAGTAACCATTGCACTCTTTGCAGGGAAGAATCTCTGAGTTACACCGGCGTCATCCACATAAGTTTCACGCACAGAGAAGATGTCCAACTCAAATCCCGAGAAGTTCAACCTTCCAAGCCATGAAACGCCAGGAGTGGTGATTCTCGGAGCAATGCTTCCGAATTCCATTCTCCTGTTATCAAGTCTCTTAGCAATAGTTTCGTTGGACAAAACGAAGTTTGCGGCAGTTGAGCCGAGGATGAGGTCAGCAACAGCCAATCCTCTATCGGCCAGCAATCCGCACATAGCCTCTACGTCACCCCAGAAGTCGCCACCCTCGGCGTCCCATTCGGCGTCTACTGTGTAAAGGGCAGGATTGCTTCCAGTCGTGTCATAGAAAAACACATCATAAGTTTGGCCTACAGTTGCATTGTCGATATAGGCCGTCATCGTGCAGCCATTGTTTATCATGGTCTGGACTGCCATCCATTCCTCTCTGCGGGTAATCCGCCTATCGAGGTCGGTCAGATCCTCCATATGCAATCTCCTTGCACGCTCAGCCTGAGTTGATCCGGAAAACAGAGCTTCACCAAATCCGCGTCTGTTCAAATCATCCATCGTCAAAAGACGTGACGGAAGAATGTGGGGTGGTTCGAATTCATGGACTTCGTACCCACCGCGTCCGATAGGAATATCGCCGGCACGAGGTACTACAAACGGAGCGAGTTTCCTATCTCCATCCCGGTACTCAACCAACACCTTGTTAGCGGCAAAAATATCGCCAGCTCCAGTAGGGAAGTAACGGTCACGGAAAAATGTCATCTGAGGAACGATTTCCTGTACCATGCCCGCCATGTAGTAGGTGTCGAATAAATCAATGTTGTTTGGCATTTTTATTTACCTCCTTAGTTAAGATAACACCGTGCCGAGGTAGATGCCGCGTTCGCGCAGCTTGTCTTTGTCTTCCTCAGTCATGGTGTATTCGTCTGCTACCGTCAGAGCGTCTTCATTGAAGCAGCCTGCGGTAAATACTGCCGCATTCACATCAGCAGCCGTCCCGATCTCGGTGTCATCACAAAGGATGCAATCCGGTGTCAGCACTTCCTCGTCGTAATATACGACTACATTTCCTGTGCCTTCTGCTGGAGCGCCAGCCAGCACGACTTTGCCAGTCGACGCATCGTATGATGTTATCACAACGTCCGATCCGCCGACCTTAACGGAGTTAATCGTTAGAGGTTTATCGGTTACCACAAATGTTGTGGTGGCACCATCTCCGTCGAACGCCTGAGAACTTACTGCAGGTTCGGTGCCGAGAATTACAAGCTTGTTGTCAGCACTTGATTTTGCAAGCACCGTGCCGCGTGGGTAGGTGGCAGCAACCGCAAGCTGCCTGATGACACCAGAGTTGACATGAATCGGAGGCGTAACTCCAGCAATCAGCTTGTCATACTCCACTTCGCCAACTTTTCTGTTCAAATGAGTAGGCATTTTTACTTATCCTCCTTATTCTGGATTTTTTTCGCGTCGGCGCGTCCAGCTGCCATTCTCTGCTCCGGAGTAAGAGGTTTGTCCTCTTCACCAGCAGCAGGAGCAGCTGAAACATTGCCAGCGCCTGAGGCTTGGAAGTCCTCCTGCATTCCGTTCAAAGCTTCCTTGCCCTTCTTTGCAGCTTTCTGAGCTGCACGGAAAGCAAGTTCCTGTGCTGTGCAGGCAGTTTTTCCATACTTAGCCTCTTTTACGGTTTCGTCATCGTATAGAGAAGAAATGGAATCTATCTCCTCGATACGTTTACGTTCTGCTTCAACTGCGGCACCGGCGTCTGCGGATACAGCGGCCTTTGCCTCAGACATCAGCAGTTCTGCAAGCTCCGGATTTTCAGCACGAAGCTCTTCAAGATTTTTGGCCATGGGTTTTCCTCCTTCTTGACCGCCGGTTGTAGCCGGCTGAGTTTTATTTATTTCATCTGCCGCCATAGAAACTAAAGCAGCAGCAGAAACCGTGGGTATGTTTTTCGGTAATTTTGCGAAAGGCGCCATATGCAGAGGTTTCCCGTTTACGAACAATAGTCGTTTATCGGCACTGGCTGCGATTTCCAGCTTTTCCTCACTAGAATCCAGAAGCTCGTCGGCAAATCCTGCATCGAGTATTTCCTGGCCGACAAGGAAAGTCGTTTCCGACATCATAGCAAGAATATCATCATCCTTGAGACCGGTTTTTCTCTTGTAAATCGCAACCTGTTGCTTATCTACTGCATCGAATTCCCTTGCCGTATCACGCAGTTCGTCCGCATTATACGCGCCCCATAGATAGGACCAGCACTTATGAATCATAACTTGACTCGACGGATTGACCTTGATAGTGTCAGCTGCACACATAATAAGTGAGCCACCCGACATAGCTACACCATCTACAATTGCCGTCTTTTGTGCCTTTAGCTCTCTGAGCCGGTTATGAATTGTAACTGATGCATCAGAATCTCCTCCGAGGCTATCAATGCGCATGAGTATACTTTTCGCATTGGATATGGATTTTAGATCCTCCAAGAATTCATCTAGCATTATGAAATTCCCTGGCTCCGGCTCTCCAGTCCACCAATCAATAGGGCGTGTCTTTACAATCTCGCCATAAAACTGAATTTCAGCTTCATCGCCGTTTACTGTGGCCATAGTATAAAAATCACGTTGGATGAATACATTGGCCTTTTTCCTTGCAAAAGGATTTTTAAAAAATTTACTCATCAGTGCCACTTCCTTTCGATTCGTCATCGCCGAGCGTGGCCATGTATTTACCACCACCGGCTTCAAGTAATTTTTCGTTTTCGAGCTTGAGCTGCTCTACGTTGTCTTCCCAGTCGCCACCGCCCAACTCGCGTGTAATCTGTTCATGGGTCTTAAATCCACGGTCGACGTTCATGATTGCCGCCTTGACCTCTTTGCTCGGATCGAGCTGTCCCTGAACCGGTCCTATCCAGCGAGCTCCGCACCATGCCGCCCGAATTCTCGGGTCATCAAAAAAGCCAGGAGCTTTTATTCGCCCTCTAGCTACTGCCTCCGCGAGCCATACCTCGTAGATAGGCTGGCAAAAGTCGTCAACAAACCACTTCCGGCGCATTCGGAAAGCTTCCCATGCTTCCAGCAATGCTGCCCGACTTGCTGAATATGAGGCATTAAATTCCTTGAGTAGCACATCGTAAGGTATTTCCAGGGCCGCACCTACAAGGCGACATATCGCTTTTACAAAGGAGTCGAAGCCTGCGGTTGGGATGTTCGGATTCCCGAATTTTATATCTTCTCCGTCCTCAAGGTGTTCGACCGTACCCGGTCCCATTTCGTACTCATTCTCACTATGTGAAACCTCGTCAGGCTGTTCTCCCGGCACACCAACCACATCACCAGAGCCAGTTTCATTCATAGGTATCTCTGTTGGATCCGTCTTTGTGACTATCCATGCAGTGAAGAATGATTGTACCAGCGCAGCCATAAGCTCACTCTCGGTATACCTCCGTAGTTGCAACAATGGCTCTATGACCTGCGCCAAATAAGTAATACCCCTATATTGATCGGGGCGCTCACTATCCATGACATGGAGTATGTTCGGCAGTCCTGTCTTTTTACCGTATGCTTCAACACGAGTCCATTCTGCTGTCTCGGTCACAAGCTGATTCGGGTATGTGGTACAAATGTGATAGGCGACAATCTTGCCGTTTTTATCGACCTCAACACCATCAAAAATTTTGTTCCCGTTGTCATTGTTTACGCCATCTGTAAAGCGGGGAGAAGGAGTCATCGCAGAACCGTATTTTATCGGTGTGCTTACCCGGTCCGCTTCAATTAGGTGTATCCGCAGCGAGTATGGATTTACCGGTGTCGGGTCATATCTCTTGAATAACGGGAATACATCACCGCTCATGAGCCATGATTTCAATGCGAGTTGCTGTAACCCTTCAAAATTGTTTACGCCGATGGCGTCACAGTTTTCTTTCTTGCTTGCCCACAGTGAGAATTCCGCTTCGGTCAATTTCTGCCATGCCTTAGCAGCTTCCGGCGACAGTCCTAAAAGCTCCCGGTCAATGGAGGATTTCAGCGTCAATCCTGTTCCGACCACCTTTGTTCGGTTCGTGTTGATAGCGGACGTTGCAACAGGAGAGGCCATATACAACATCCTGCCACGCTGCCGGAGGGTGAAGTTGTTCCAGTTTATATCCTCATTTGGCGAGCCGCTGTTCGCTATGAAACCTTTGAGCGCCCGCCGCGTTTCACTTGCGCCTGCTTCGCTGTATCCTTTTACCATTGGCGCACCTGCGCGCCGGGTATAACGTCTATAACGTCTATTGCTCAACGCTTTTTCGCCTCCTATCTTGCTTAATAACCGGGCAACCTGACGGCGAAAGGAGCAAAACTCCGTCAGGTGTCCCGGGGTAAAACCCTTTCGGGCGTATACCCGTTACCAGTCTCTCGGTATTACTCCGAAAGCTTTTCTCGGTTTCCTGCCTGCTACCATCGCTGTTAGTTCATCGACCTTGCGCTCTGCTTCCTCAATCTCTTTTGCCAGGGTGTCGAGGTCGAAACGGGTGAGGGAGCGGTCGTCTATGGTGTAGCTTTTTACGCCGCCATCCAATAGCGCAAGGTAAGCAGCTCTCTTTTTTGCGAGTGCACTTTTCCAAAAGTCAAGCCTAGCTTGGATCTCAATCTTATCTGCCAATGCTATCACCTACCAATCGTCATAATACTTTTTCATTGCGCTGCCTTTTTTCGGCTTTGGTTTTCGTGCCGGAGCTGGCCGAGTAGGAGCCACAGCACCGAGTGAGGCAGCGGAGGCATTGCCATAAATCTGCTTTTTGGCGGCTTTAAGGCGTTTATCGATAGAATCTAAATCCGGTGACAGCGCCTTAAATGATGCCAGTGCATAGTTACGGCAGTCAAGCGGTTCATTGCGTTCATGACCCGGTATCTTCTCCCATTGCCAGGGCTGCTTGCGCTCCGCTTTATATACCAGCCGTTCGGATAATAAACCTGCAAAATAAGCGGGTCCATAATCGTCCCGCCTTGGAAAATGACTGTATTTACTTCCTTCGGTCTGTACTCGCAGATTGTCCATGATAATCTGCTTGCCGGAGTCAACACCGATTTGATACTGCCAGCATGTGCCTATAGCTTTGCCCTTGATAACAATTTTTTGTTTCTTTGGCGGTGCTGTATATGGCACACCGTCGCCGGAGCGACCCTTTATGCAGAACACCTTTTTGCCGAGCCGTGCCCGGCACTGTAGTCGTACGTCCTGAGTAAAATGGCCACCCTCGTCAACAAAGGTCATGGACACTCGTAGACCTGACCCATCCGAAAATCGGTAGATATGCTCTATAACATCATCCAGCTTATTCCATACCTCTGCGCTGTCTGGGCGGCCCATGATAATACCTTTCTTGATACCCCAGTTTTCTCCGAAGTGTCCGAATCCAACAACCTCATATTCGAGGCGGTCATCCTGTGTATCCACGCCGCAGGTCAAAACCAGTACTCCATCAGGTAACTCCGCCGGATATTCTTCACGTCTGGCAAGTAAGCTATCCTCATCTTCCAGATCGCCACGGTCTTCCCATAACTCACCAAAGCGGGTATTGTAAACAACCTGCAGCTTTTTAGAACTACCAATGGCATTAAGATACAACAGGATGATTGACTCCCACGATGCCCACGGACTAACAAAAGCATTGAGCCAGAATGAGCGTACACCGTTCTCATAAGCTGCTGGGTTCTCTGCTATCCATTTGCCGGGCTGCCGCTTCATTTCCGTTTCGGAAGATATACAGCCGCACCCGGGACATACATAGGAAACGTCCGTCACCTTGTATGTCTTTTTGTTGGCCACAATGATTTCCTCATGCTTGTATCTGATATCTGCAAATACTATGTTGTGGTACTCACCGCAATGAGGACACCGCGAACACCACCGTTCCATTGTCCCCTCAACGAAAGAAGCTTCAATGGCGCTGGCATTCTTTATGGTCGGGGTCGATACCTCTACCGCCTTTGCGTTGTAGAAAGTTATCTGTCTCGCCCTAGCAAGCTCCCACGGGTCACCTTCTTTTCCCGCCGAGGTTGCCCATCGGTCACGCTCGTCACCAAGGATATACCGAATAGGTTTTGAAGCCAGCGAGTGAGCTTCTGTCGAGCCGCACATTGTTAATATGCCGCCTGGGTATGTCTTTTGTAATATGGTATTAGCACTATCCCGATTCTTCGGGTCAGCTACCTTTGACTTTAACGATTTACAATCCCTTATCATCGGCGCAATTCGGAGCTTCGAGTAATCCTTTGCGTCAATTGTGGTCGGGTGAATAAACAAAATGCTGCCCGGATCCTCGTCGATGATGTAACCAATGATGTTGTTTAATACTTCCGATTTACCGACCTGTGAAGCAGATGCGATGATTATGCGGTGCACCTTCGGGTCTGTAAAAGCGTCCATCGGCCCCTGGAGGTAAGGAGTCCTACTAGTACGCCATGGTCCAGGTTCGGCACTACTCTCCGGCGAAAGCCTCCTTTTTTTATCAGCCCACTCGGTGACAGTTAATTCATCGGGTGGCTTCATGCCGGCTATTACTTTTTCGATTGCTGCATTCAACCGCAGCTCATCATTTTTATTCGTCATCCGAATCCATTCTTTCGGCTCGGTCCCACTTTCTTCTTTCCCGGACACGTTCCTCATATTTTTTGGCATCATACCGGTAATTAGAAAGTTCCTCCATGACCTTATAAACTTCTTTTCTTACAACCTCAGCCGCCTCAGCAGGAGTAGATACAGCAGCGACATCAACAGCCAGCCTGCCCGGCAGCGCTACCAACATACTTCGGATTGTATAAATCAAGTCCTCAGTCATGGCCGCGACATCCTCCGAGCGATGCATTTTACCCTGAAGCTCTTTTGCTTCGAGTACCGAAACGATTGCTTTCGCCTTTTTAATGCTAACGTCCGCATCCAGCTTTTCCTTTTCAGCAGCCGTCAGAACCTTTTCTTTCGTTCGGTACTCTATATATTTTTGAACTGCATCAGCGAGCAGATATTTGCCTTTATTACTTTCGATGATTCCGTCCTGGGCAAGCTGCTGTACCCGTCTGCCTGTTACTCCCAAAACAGCAGCTAACTCTGTACCAGATACCTCAGTTTTTGCGGTTATATCCATCGAATTCCTCCTTGTGCGTAACGAAATGCACCGAAAAAATTTTTGTTATATACACGAATTTCGGGGTCAGCGAGCCCGCAAGGCATAGCCACCCCCTGTCACAGTACCTTTTTCTTTCTGATCTATTCATAGGTGCTGTTGCAACGCTCTGTAGTTTGTTTCTATCTCTCTATAAGTTAACACCCGGGTACAGACACATTCGATATGTTTGTATCGTGTACGTGTCTGTCCCGGGCCGGGAGGGTAATGAGAGTCACACCCTTGTTATGAGCTCTGCCTTGCTATATGTTTTGACTTCCTTTGTCATTATAGCGAGAAAGTCTTCTCTGGTGAAATCCGATAATCGGAATACTTCTTCTGGTCTCATGCCAAGTTGTTTACCTATTTCATCTACTGTCTTTCCGTCATTAAGCAGTCGTTTCACAATTGCTTTCATAGGCTCTAGTAGATGAGTACCGCGTGCACGGTTGTGTGTCACGGTGCCATAAATGTCCTCAGCCTGGTCTATATGCTTTACTGTTACGACAGGAACTTTTCCACCAAGCTTTGTAAGCAGCGGTTCCTCGCCTGACACCATCCATCGATGAAAGCCATCAATGATAGTCATATCCTGACGTACCACAATTGGAAGCGTCCAGCCGTTAGTGAGTATGGATTGTGTCAGTAGCCTTAGGTTCTCGCGGCTGACTTTATTCGGGTTGTAATCATTTGGCTTCAGTATTTTCCTGTCAACCCATTGGAGTGTTGCAAGTGGCGCAAAGATATCAATGTCACCCATTGCGCCTCACCCCCTCACAGGAGCTTTTTGCATGAGCCGCATATCTGGCATATATAGACTGATATAGAGCTCGGAATGTGCGGAGCTTTGGGTCGCCTTTCATCAGTGCGTCATACATATCCCGGTAATCTTTTGGCGATGCAAACAAACCGATTTTGATAAACAGGTTTCTATACTTCTGTGCCACTCTCATTTTGTTAGGGGTGTTGAAATATTTCTCCATGTCGGAAAACATTTTAATAAGCATGGCCTTGTAATCACGTGCATCATTTTCTCCCTCCAGCTCACGCCGCGTCCGGGTACGCCGGCCGAACATTTCACTGTCCCAGTATAGAGCCGCAAGGTAAGCGTTAGGCTCACGTCTAATTATGCGCTCCATTAGGTCAGGATAATATTCATTCAGGCGTACAAGGCTCCGTGCTGTGTCCGTGGAAAAGAATTGCGATACACGGAGTTGTGCTTTTGTGGTTCCGCTCTGCCAGAGATAAAGATATATCTCAGGTATTTCCACGCCCTGGTTGCGGAGATATAGCCATACATCATTCGTCTTCCAGTCATATATGGGATATACCTGATGTCTGCCGGTCATGCTTCCAGCGCCCATGTTCAGGCGCGCCATATATTGTAGACGTTGCACGGATTCTGCAGCTCTTACTCCGGTAATTGTAATCCCGTCTGAACAGAGTCGCGGCATGAAATCCTGGTATGAATCCTTGCGCGGCCGTAGCAGGGGATGGTTTCTTATGGCAAATGAAGGAGGTCTCCGTACCCATACATCCTCTTTCTTACTGTCCCAGCAGATGAAGGTTTCATCTTCTGATAGGTCATTGAAGCAATTAAAATGCTTGACCTCCACGCATAGCCAATCGAAAGAAGCGCCAGCAAGCAGGAACTTCCGGCGCCAGTTCATCACTGTCTTTTCTATGCAGGGAAATATCGCTTCTTCATCCACGAATTGGACAGTCAGCTTCTCCGGCCGTATTTGCCCCCGCTGTATTAAGCTCAGGACGAGCTGACCGAGCGCTAGGCTGTCCTTACCCCCTGAGAAGGACATATATACCGGCAGGCCATTAGAAAATACATTTTTGATTCGGCGCTCCGCCGCCTCGACGACATCAATACTTGCGGAGACTCGTTTCATAGGCATATAGGCGTACCGCAATTCGGACAAGTGATGGTTGTCTGCTGCTCAATTGGCTTTTCAGGTTGTTGCAACGGCCCTTCATTGCTTTTTTCTGCCTCTGCCATATCTACAGCTTCCCGTTTACGTTCACCTGCCGCTTCGACGTTTGCGGCCTCTTCCGGAGAAAGCTTGCCATAGTCTGACATGGTATCCGTGATGTCGTCTGCTCCGGATAACATGTTTTTCAGGATCTCCTCATCGAAGCCGGGTATATCCAGGTCATTACCCAATTCCTTGAAAAAAGCATCCAGCGTGTCATAGTCGTCAACGCCCAGATTGTATATCTTGTTGTCCGCAATCATCAGCTTTTTCTTCTGATTCTCGGACAAATCTTTATACTGATAAACATCTGCCTCAGTCCAGCCAAGTCTGAGCAAAGTGTGATAGAGGCCGTTACCAGCCAATATCACATTGTCCTCGTCAATTATGATTGGACGGATCTGTCCGAACATCATGACGCTGCGCTCGAACTCTTTCAGTTGGGCTTCAGTGTGCATCCGGATATTTCGTTCCGGCTTTTTAAGCTCTGAGAGCTTCTTCTTGATTATCTTCATGCCCTCACCACCTTCCGGGAGGCAAGGACAGCTACTATACCGCTCAGTAATACTGTGGTCAGGCTGCCAATGGTCTTATATGTCGCATCGTTGAAAATGTTGCCATAGGCGAATACCGGCAAGCCCACACATAGGGAAATTAGAATTCCTATAAAAACGCCCTGGGCTGATAGCTTCTTGCCTAATAGTGTCATCACCGTAGGCAATAGGGTAGAGGCCCGGAGCGTACCGTAAAACAAAAACATATATGTGACAGTTAGGCCAGGGATGTTGGCAATGCCAATTGCCACCATCAGCATAACTATCATTACCAGCTTTGACTTCTTGATGTCACTGCCGGCCTTGAGATCTGATGTCATGGATGCAGCTGCGCACAGATTACTTGATACCGTGGAAAGCAACCCAGACAACACCATGAACAGGAAAGGCACAAGCACCCATGATGGGAATATGGAAGTAATAAATTCAAAATTGACCATTCCCACGTCCGTTGCTTTGAATCCAGAGCCTGCTGCAATATATCCCATCGCTCCCATTGACAAGGGGACAAGGGCAAACAGTAAAGCTCCAAAGAAAAACGCCTTTCCAATGTGTTCTTTCCGTATTGAGAAAGCCCTTTGCCAGAAGCTTTGGTCTCCAAACGGCCCGGATGTCAACCCTATTGTTGTCGGTAGTCCGAACCCAAGGAATACGGCCAGTCCCGTTTCTGATGTCAGCGAATTCATATTGCCGGTGATTGAGCCAAGCCCTGATATAAGCGTAGACATTCCACCGTTCATTTTAAGTGCCCACGGAACGAGAAGGGCACAACCACCTAGAATGATAAACATTTGCAAGGTGTCTGTTGCAACTGCCGCCTTGATGCCGCTAAACTGAGAGTATGAATAAGCAATCACAGCAAGCAGCAATGTCATCGACCAGAAGGGCAGGCCTGTTATCAGTGAAAGTATCTTACTGCCAGCAAGCAGCTGTACCGCTGTTGATAGAATAGCCAATGCCCCGAGCTGGAATGAGTAAATACCTTTCACCTTATTGCTTTGATACTTTTCGCCCATGTATCCGGATAGAGTAATTCCCTGGGGGAACTCCTGCCGGATACGTTTCGCAAATGGGATGAACAGCATGAGGCAAAGTACGTTTGGCACCAGGAACCAGAACATACCCGGTATTCCGTTTGTGTATGCCTGCTGCCCTGATACAAATAAAGCAGGTGCCCATACCCATGTCGCAGCTATACTCATGGCTGATACCCCGCATGGGATTTTTCTGTCAGCCACATGGAACTTCTCGGCATTGACCGTCCATTTTGTGAATACCACGGTCGTAGCCATCATGAGAAGTGCGTAAACGAATAATACGAGAAATCCGTTCATTAAAAATCCTCCTTTATGGTTTTGTTCCCGCTGTCGGCTGCTGGCGAACAGACACGACCAGGTACTGACTTTGCGCAAAGGAGAAACGCAAAGCCCAAATCCTCCTTTCAAATAAAATAGCGACCTCCGGAGAGGCCGCCTGCTTATGTAGGATTTTACAGATACTATGATATCACATATTGTCGGGACATTCGGGACAACTTTTTTCATCTGCCTTCAAGAACCTGTAGCAAGCCTTTTTAACGCTATCAGGAGTGTTGCCGCCTCCGACCTCATCGGCTACTTGCCCCCATGATTTCAGGTCAACAAACCGAAGGGAGAAGATAAGGCGTATCTGTTCGTCATGAATGCTGGATATGTATTGCCTAATCTTTTTTTCTTCCTCGTTATACTGCTTCTGTTCCTCAGCAATTTGCCGTTTCATATCAACAATAAGCGGTATGGTTTCTCCGATGGGGTCTTTTGTTCCGGGAGTCCGTGGCATATCGGAGAGCTTCTGTACCAAAGACTGCAATCTATCTTCTAATTCTTGTAATTGCTGCTCATTCCAGATGATGAGCTTTTTCAGATAATACAATTTAGATAATTCCTTTAAGTTCACCACAACACCCCCTCTGCGTATTTTTC